AAACATGGTTTTGTGAGTTTCTTCGGTAGTCGCGATATTATCTTTTACTGAATTTACGTTGTTTGTTATTCTCTCTTCACTCGCAGTTATAGAAGATAAAATAGGTTGCTGAATATTTTGTAACATCAATGACGATTTTATTTCAAAGTTATTCATGTAATCTTTTAATGAATGTGTGTCTACTGACTTCAGTAAGGTTTGCGTATCACCCGCAATTGCCTTTTGAAATGAATATAATGAACGGTTGATTTCTTCAAATTGCTTCGCGTTTATATTAGGTATAATAGTACGAATTACATCAACCGTTTTATTCAGTAGATTGGAATTGTTTGCTTCCATTATAGTTGTTATTTTATCGGTTGTCTCGGTAATTACCATTGTTTTCAATTCATCCAAATAATCATCTTTTATGTCGGTCATTTCAGTAATGAATGAATGTAAATTATCAGATTTTATGGAGGTCAGTGTATCATGAAGCAGAGAAACCGTACGATTGTTCTCTGAAATTTCACTGAGTATCTTTTGATGAAAAGTATTGGTTGTGGATACATCGCTATTATTAATAGCGGAATTCAATAGTTCTACACACAAGCGGTTAATGCTATTAACATCTATATGTGGGTGTTCTTTATAGAACGAGCATACGTTTTTATCGGTTATTATAATACGCTCCATCTCACAGATTTGTGGAATTATATATATATATATTAACATATATAATCTATTTTTTTATATATGTTATGTATTATCATTCTTCCGTAATCTCACTCATTGTATCATGATCGGGTTTTATGGATGACGGACATGTTTTATATTTTGATATATGAAATAAGGGATGTCCGGATTTGTGAGAATCCGTATCTAATAATACAAAAGGTTCGTTTATTAATTGGGTAAGTTCTTTGTTTTTTTCGTTTATTTCTTTGTTTAATTGCGCGTTTTTAATTTGAAGAAGAGAAATTATACGAATTTGTGTTTCAGGAGAATCAGTAGAATACTTCTTTTTCATGTTTGTTAATTCAGTTTCCAGTTTTGTGGCATATTGAACCATTTCGTTATATTTTGTTTTCAAAATGAAATTTTCGTAACTTAGTACTTCAATAACGGAATTTTTCTTCATAATATAAATTCATTATATTTTTTGTTTTCCCTAAATATTTTGGTATACGCACGACTACTGCTAAGCCATTTGTAATATTACAACTGTAATTACAGTATGTAAGTTGTAATATTTGTAAGTATATGTATTAATTGTCTACTAACTATTGTAACGACACCGTAAATGCTGTGATTACTTTAGGATTTTCTTTTTATTTTTGAAATTTATAATATGAACTAGTATTATATGTCAATGGAGACAAACGGAAAGTATCCCCCAACAAGCGCGCCATTTCAACAATGGCAAAATTTTAGCTACCCCCCTTACGCTTACGAGCCTAAGGACGATGATTACAAATTCGTCGAATCTATTAACAACGCCGAGCGCAATTTGACAGCCGGCCAAGTCGCTGTAACAAAAGATATTCACGCAACAACTCTTGGTCTACGCGACGCAGTAGAGAAAGGCACCCTAATGAATAGTAAATCTATTGATAAGAACACTGCCTATGTTAGTTCTGCAGTTGAGCGTAACGGAGGACAATTAATGGGTTCGGTTGAACGTAATGGTGGTACTATTATGACCGCAATTGAGAAGGTCGCTGGTGAGAATCGTCTTACCACAACCATCTCTGCCGGAGCTAATAGACAAGCCGCCGCAGATAGTGCTCGTGATTTGGCGATTGCCATTGAGCGCAATGGTGCTAACTCTGTAAACGCAACAAACGCAACAAATACCTCTTTGTTAGGCTCTATTGAGCGTAACGCTGGTGAGAGCCGTGTAACAACTGTCAGTTCTCAAGCCGCACTTGATGCCAAATTAACTGATGTTCGTCATTCTATATTGGCTGATGTTAATAGAGTCGGCAGCGATGGAATTAACAATAACGTCCAGAGCTTGAATGTTCTTACCAAACACGTTACCGATGGTGCGTGGGAAACCAGACAGGCAATTGGTTCTGGTTTCAGTGATGTTGGTCTTGCTATAGTGAAAGGACATGCTGATTTAAATCAGAACAACGCAGACCATTATTCCAGTCTGTTATTAGAGCAACAAAAACTCGGACAATTTATGACTTCTAAGATGGACGGACAATTTGCTGCTTCACAAATGGAGATGATGAAGTGCAAGGCTGACTTAAGCGCACAATCAGCATCTCAGTTCTCTGTCGGTCAATTAGAGCAACAGAAAATGGGTTCTGTCATTTCCGCACAGATGGCTGAAGCTAAATATGACGCTCTCAAAAACCACACTGAGATTACTAAGCAGTTAGCTGATTGCTGCTGTGAAATTAAGGGAAAGAACGACCAGATTGACCGTGACCGTCTACGTGACGAGAATACTGTTTACAAGGTCAATCCTTATGGCCCTGTTGGCGGTGGTATCTTAGGTGGTCCTGGATTCCCCATTGGTGGTGGTATTCTTGGTGGACCTGGATATGGTGGGTTAGGTGGTTACGGTGGAGGCCATGCTGGTCCTTATGGAAATCACGAGGGTCGCGGTAACGTACACGTGTATAGCGATAACCGTGGTCGCAGACGCTCTAGGTCTCGTTCCTGTTCTCCACACGGGGGTAACGGTGGTCGCAGATGAAGGTGTTCGGGACAACTAGATACAGATAGTGATAATGATTCTGTATGTTCGGACAGTAGTAGTTCAAGCAGTAGTTCAAGCAGTAGTTCAAGTGGGAGTTCAAGTGGGAGTTCGGATAATCGCGAAGCACGAAGATTGTCATCAATGAAACGATTTTCTACTTCTATATGGAAAAAAATTATAAATAAAGGTATGGAACCTCCATTATTTATTCCTGGACCACCTGGAGAAAAAGGAGAAAAAGGAGAAAATGGACCTACTGGACCTACTGGTAATCGCGGTTCCCCAGGAGAAAACGGGTTTGATGGCGTAACTGGTCCTACTGGAGAACCTGGTGAAAAAGGTAGTGACGGAGCAACTGGACCTACTGGAGAAATCGGAGAGAAAGGTAGTGACGGAGTAACCGGACCTGCTGGAGAAACCGGTAGCGACGGCGTGACTGGGCCTGCTGGAGCACGTGGAACACCTGGAACAAATGGGATTAATGGTTCAACTGGACCAACTGGATCATCTGGCTCTGATAGTGATTAATAATAATGTTATCTATATCGAACGTCCGTAGTCTAAATTTTAAATTCATTATACAAAAATACTATAATGAATTTTTATTCTATGCAAATCATAGTAAATGACGCAGTAATCTGTGGTATCGGGGTTCCGGTTGTTGTAGAACCATACAAATTTATTCCACGGGTTATTGATGAACTATTTACTACGTGAAGAATACACGATTTACCAGTTGGAGAACCAGAATAATCAGAAATCATATCATCTTCCGTTATATTTATTATAAATGTGTGTGTATTCTGCAATGAACCACTTATACCTCCTATTGTGCTACCTTTCACTATGTATAACATATTTTTTATTATTGAAAATTGACAAGGTGATAACGTATATATGTTTACATTAATTAAATAATACCCTGATTTCCACACATATATCTCTGATTTTTCGTCAATATGCATACAATCACCCATTACTGCTGTTTGTTCTTCAAACGTAATTGGTTCATCTACTAATATGTATTGCTCTTTCATACTGCATATGGATAAATATGTTTTTTCATACGGTTCAATACTTGTCGTTGATGGTCCAGCTGGACCGGTAGGACCTATAGGGCCGATTTCACCTGAAATACCCATTGGACCGGGTGGACCTATTGGACCAGTTGGACCATCCGAATATTCAAATTCTATTTCCACATTGCTAATGTCTCCGGTATATATTAAATAATTTATAGAACAATCACATACTTCATTATTCAGGGATATACTATTAGTTAGTAATTTATTACACGTGCTACAATGCGAAGACGTCACATTATATGATATATCTTTTTTTTCCCTGTTATTATATACATAATTATTATGGCATATATCATATATGTAATTATTTGAATTGTCATATACGTAATTATTACACATATCACGCACGTAATTATGTGACATATCACGCACGTAATTATGTGACATATCACCACATCCACAACCACATTTAAATCCTTTCGAACAACCGCATTTACTTCCTTTCGAACAACCGCATTTACTTCCTTTCGAACAACACGACATTAATATCTATAAACATACAATATAGATTATTTTTCTAAATAACTTTACGATGTTTGCAGTAGTATTACTATTATGATTACAATGATACTGTTATATTAGTAATAATTATAGTTGTAGTTTTCTACAAAAAATACAAAAATACAAATGTATTTGTAATTTACAATTGTAATTTACAAATATTCTGAAATATTACATTTTCATCTTCAGAAGTATATATTTAGTTTCTGACGGTATTATTCCCCATAGTCAAACAATAACTCTTCATCGCTTAGTATGTTTCGCTTCGCATAAAAAATACATATGAACGATATAACAAATGGTAAAATTATACAGCTAATCGTTTAATTAAATTTCGGTCCATCGCTCGCGAACCGCTACTTGTATGAGATGATTCAAAATTACGCATACGCGTTTTACAAAAACCACCATCGTCTTCGCTATAAATAACTGATTTTATAGCGAATTTTTGCATTTGTTTATAACATTCTACACAAGGACCTGACGACATAATATTATTATTTGTCCCTAATCGCACGATATAAAGCGATATCTTATTTTTTTTGTTTAATCTTAGACACTTCCTAAGAACGTCTATCTCCGCGTGACAAGAACATACACGATTGCTTATTAATCCGTCACGAGAGGTAATCCTATTATGATTATGACCGCGAGCTATTATTTTTCCAGACGATACTGCTATACAACCGTGACGATATGGAATAATTGACTTTTCTGCTTCTTCTACCGCAAAATCTATATATCGCATATCGGCATTAGAGCAATCGGTATATCCCATTTTGTTTACTATTTTTGGTTGATTATTCCGCCACGGAAAGAAATCAATTTTTAAATCTTCAAATGCGTACATACAATCGTTCTAATATCTACTATAGTCACAATCGGGTTGTGATATTGTTACTGGCTTCGTTAGAGTTCCAGTAAATCCATATTTCATTTACCAAATTATTTTAGTATGATTGAGAAC